ATTGCTCCTTATTTCGCCGGTAACATCTTATTGAAAAATACACTCCAATCCCCCAATACTGGACCGGTCGTTGCGCTGACCTTAAACCAGTAAAGAACGGTTCCATCGGCCAGCGTTTGCGTCGTGACGTTGATGGCGGTCAGTAAAAAATGCGTGTTGACTATGCCGTGTTCTGGCATGTTGATACCAGCCAGCATTCCAGGTTGCAAACCAAATTGCGTGGTATCGAATTCAATCGTTATTGCGTTCACGCCAGCGATGCCATACTGGATTAAACGCGAGTCCGCGAGCTGCGTCGTTGCGACTTTATTCAGATTTGGCGCGCTTTCATACGCGGCGATAATTCCTGATGTGCCATCAATCGCCGCCATTTGCGTCTGACCAATGGTTCCAGCGTAGATTCCGCTTCCGTTCACGTTATCGCGCTGGACGCGAACCTGAAACTGGCCGACATAATTAAAAACAATCGTGTCTGTTTTCGCGAATGGCGTTTCGCTTGCATCCTGGCTGACGGTCGACGAGCCAACCGTATAATAGAAATCTTTTCCAGTATCGACGCCTTGTATGCCAACCGTTTTTGCGTTGCCTGAAACCACAATGCTGGTAATCGACTGGACTGGATACGAAAGTGTCCAGGATCGCGAAAAACCATCGCCAGGCTTCTGTTCGCCGGTAATTGTGGTTGTATCAATTCCGCCATCAACAACCATTCTATTCCTATATAACATGTCTGGTCGCGAAACCTTTGGATGATTGGCGGCTTTGATGTTGCCTGTTATTGGAGCGGTAAATAGATAAAATGGCGCTGGTCGCGCCTGGCGCTGCATGAAATAAAATTGCTTGTTGCCATCGGTCGCGTTGTTGCCAATCCACCAGATGAACCCATTTGATTTGTTCGCCAGGTCGTCCAGTCCAGCGGCGACCGTCGCGACTTGCTGACCAATAGGCGTTGCATACGCGGTTGACGCAATCAAAGCGCCTTGCTGGATATTCGCGTTATGCACGCTTAACACCTGGTCCAATACTTGCGGTGTTACCGTTGGATCGGTCGTTGATAGACGCGCGCGCGTGTACAAGTTTTTCGCGGTAACATCGTCGCCGTAAGGCTGAACGCGCAGCGATAATACCTGAACTTTGTTGCTTGCGGTCTGGCCAGCGAGCAAGCCAGCTTTTCCAGCTGCGCTGACTCCAGCATCTGTAACCGAATGGATTTGCGCGCCATCCATCAACGATTTGATAGTTGTTCCCTGTATGTCCAGCCTGAAACGATGGTAGTCACCGCGCGGAAACGAAATCGCGGTCGGTCCGGCGATAGTTGTTACGGTTCCAGCAACGATTTTGCGCAAAATGAGCGTGTTGGCGTTCGATGACGCGCTGGCGTCGTGGATACTCAAAAAATACGCGTTGCTTGCGTCAACCATGCGCGCGACAATACCGCCATCGTCGCTATAATTGAAATCAGCTTCCACGAACATATCCGCGAATGTGGTAAAACCGGTATATTGCAATACGCCATTGACGCCAGACGCCTGGTTGCCAATAAGCTGTTTATTTGCCTTGTCAAATGTCCAGGTCGCGACCGCTCCACCAGTAAAGAATGTTGACAGATAATCAGTCAGCGCGCCGGTTCCTGAAATCGTGACGCTATCGAATGTGGATGTATTCAGCAAGCTGTTATTATGCGCGCATACCGTCAAGCCAACCAGGAAGCTGCTTGTTGAAAGATTGGCCAGCGTTTGTGTTGAACCAGTAATCAACGTCCAGGTTATCCCGTCTGGCGATGTGTACGCGCTCCAACTGGTTCCAGTATTCTGAATTTTCAAGTATTCCGGTATCGCTTGCGCCGCTGACGCTGCGCTCGTCGATCCACCGCCAGCGGTCGAACGATATTCCACATTGACCGTTCCAGATGGTTCAAAAAAGGCATGATAGAACACGGAGCCAGCGGTTGTGTCCTGGCGCGCCATAATACCAGCTTTGGCGCTCACATCGGTATTCTGTTCAGTCGCAACGCGCGTTGTCAGTATAACGTTGCCAGAAACAAGTTGATAATTAAAATGGAACGCGTCAGCGGTCCCGAAAATGTCAGCGCCAGAACCTTTGATGGTCCAGGTTGGAGTTGCCAGCGCTGCGCTTCCAGCAATACCAACCGCTCCAATATCCTGGTCGATCCAGTCGGTTATTGAACCATAAAAATCTAAAAATGGCGCTGGTTGCTGTTTAATCAACGCCGCTGGTAATGGTTGGCCAGCGAGCGCGGTTACATCGGTCCAGGTTGTCCCATCTGGCGACGCATCCATACCTAGCGTTGTATTTGGCGGCGTGTTGGCGGTCCAGTACAAGACAGCGGAACCAGCGCGACCAACGTTCGCGAGCGCGAGCGCTGTACTGACGCGGTTTCCTGAAGCCGTAACCTGGCTCGTTGCCCAAATGGTTACTGCTTGCAAAACTGGTGTTACCGACGCGTTTGGCGTCATGAACGTGAAACGCAGCTGGACGCTTTTACCGACAACGTTCGTTCCTGGTGGAGCGTTGCCGATTTGTCCACCTTGCGCGACCGCTTGCCAGGATACACCAGCGTTAATACTGCTTTCGCAAATAAGTGAACCGCCCGTTGGAACAATGGAATTCCAGAATATGGCGCTTTGACCGATGGTTCCAAGCGCGTTGAGCGAAACCGCTGGCGATATCCAGGTCGCGCCAGAAAGTGTATTGACAACGCCAAAGCTGCCAAACAAGATTGATTGCGTTGAACCAGAGTTGTTATACAATCTCAAACCAAGGTTGCCAGCGGCTGGATACGTCGCGTCCGTCGCATTGATGTATAAGACATCATCGATGAACACTTGATGGTTGTTGCCATTAATAATGATTTTTAACGTATAGAAGTTGCCAGCGGTCAGCGTCACCGCTGGATTGGCAATGAGTGTAGATGTGGAAGCGCCGCCATTGGTCGCGCGATAGAGGATAGGACCAGCGGTCGTAAGTCCGGCATAATATGCGTATGTATCGTTACCGTTGACCCATCCTGTTGTTCTATACACGATGCCAGCGTTACCAACGGCCAAGGCTGGAACCTGGACCAACACTTGCGCGGTGAAATTCTGAAAACTGTCAGATCCAGCTGGACCATAGCTTAAAAACCTGGCTTTTACATCGGTTCCGGTTCCGGTTGTCAGCTTTACCTGGTGTTTGAAGTTCGTCTTCGCTGGCGATGCTGTACCAAACATCTGCAAGTTGGCGGTGCCATTTGCGCCAGCCGCAGCGAGAAAGTTGAAAAACATGCCGGTCAGCGTCACGTTACCGTTAGGTGTACCAAGAATAGTGTCATCTGGAACATACGCCCAATTGAGCGTATTAACATTGGTTCCAGTGTTGAAGTTGGCGGTCGTGTCGAAGCTCGTCAGCGAGTTGACCGTTCCAGCAATATACGCAGTTGTTACATTCGTGGTCAGCGCAGAAATCGCTGGCGTGATTTCTGGCGTGGTTCCGGTTATGGCGAACTGGATTTGAGTAAATAAATTTCGGCCAGCAATATTGAAGCCTGGCGACAAATCAGGAATTGGAGCATTGTACGTCGCTGGTTGAAATGTCACCTGGCTATCTATCGACGTTAAAATGGTAATGCTTGTTCCAGCTGGCGCGAGTGGAGCGCTGGAACCTGAAACCTGACTTGCTGGCGTCACACCTGACGGAATAAGCGATGTCCAGGTAACAAGCGACGAATTAACGACTTTGGCCGCGTCGATGCTAATAGCTGGCGAAATACGGTTTCCAGTCTGGTCGTATGCGGTGACTTGCTGGATCTGAACGCTAGTATACCCATTATTGCTGACCTGAATGTTCTGGTTCAGCGCCGCGTTTTGTGGATCATACGGATGTGTTGTTGAGTCGTAAAACGTGGTAAGTACAGTCACACCGCCAACATCAACATATCTGATGTTACGAAAATACGCCTGGTAATTGCCAACACTATCGCTTTCAAAGCTTAGTTGAACAAACGCGATGGTTTTACCAGCCAGCGCGGTTACATCAATGGTGCGATGATACCATTGGTCGGTCGCAAAATCTGAAAGGTCCGCGCTAGGATGCGCTTTGATACCATATTGATCGACGACGCCTTGACTATTGAAGTCGCGCATCGTGGTTCCATCAGTACAGACAAAATCGACCGCTGCTTGTTGCGCTGCGCTCGTTGACGAAATCCAGACATCGTATTGAAATGTCTGACCGCTCGCAATGACTTGCGAACCGCTCCAGATTTTCCAGTAAAGAAACGCATTGTTGCCTGAAATCGCACATGTTCCGTTCAACTTTATGACGTTGTACGCGTGTAGGTTGAGTTGATTATTGCGCGCGTCAACGTTCGCGAGCGTTCCAGCGGCGAATTCAGCGGTCGTGTTGTCGGTCCAGGAAACGTTGGTTCCAGCTGGCGGAAGCTCCAGGTCGCCATCTCCTATATTACTGGTCGAACTAACGCCTGAAAGCGTGCCGGTTGACCAATCGGTTTGTGTTGTGGTCCTTCGAAACGCATAGCCAGCAGTAACGCCTTCGCCAGCGAGATAGCGCGACAACATTTCGGTCGCGACGTCACCAGCTTGCATGTTTTGCCAATCGCGGTCAACAAGCAATTTGTCCGCGAGGTAATGATTATCCTTGACCGTTGCAGCGGTTATAATCGTTGCATTGGGGATTAATTTATCTTCGTCTGGCTTGTCGATGTAACCGGCGAACTGTAAACCGAAAACACTATCGGTTACGGTGACTGGCTGGTTGTTTGTGTAATGTTGGAGTCCGGTATCATCTTTTACGCTGAACTGGCAAGTGGAGCGCTGGCCAATCGCTGGCGACATCGCAAACGACGTTTCTTCGATGTTGACTGAATTTCCGCCAATGGTCGCGCTTAAAGTACCCATTATTTGCGCACTCCCAATTTCAGGCGTACTTCGTTTACGACCGCTGGCATAACGCCTTGTGCGATTTGGCGCGAGTCCAGATACAGATGGAAATGGATAACGCCGCCAGCTCCACCTGGAGCGCTAGAACTGGCGCGCGCAGCTGGAACCACTTGTTCGCCTTGATGGACCAGCGCCAGACCGGTTGACGCGATATAACCGCCAGTCGCCAGCGCCGGAATTTTCGGAATGTTTGGGTGAATATGAACTGGACCGATATCTATTCCTATAGAATCGATACCGCCAATGAAATTGTCAATGAGTCCGATAATAAAATTGATTGCGCTCCGGATCGCGCCAACGATGCCATCCCAAACGCCGCTAATTAACGAGCCAAGTCCAGAAAATGCTGAACCGATGGCTGAAATACCGGATTGAATCCACGAACCAAATTGCGAGAATGCAGCGCCAGCAAGCGAAAACGCCAGCCGCCAGGCGTATAACCACAACTGGATACGGTCGCCAAGTCCAGAGAAAAAGCCGCCAATGGCGCTTGTAACTACGTGCGCAACGCCGCCAAGCCAGGAAAAACGCTCCCCAATCCAGCCTGAAACGGTTGCCCATAGATTACCCAACCACTTTACAATCGCTCCCCAATGCTGATATGCCATGACGATACCAAATACAACCGCTGCAACAACCGCAGCTATAACCAGAAGCGGCCATGTCGCGGCGATGGTTCCAGCCGCTGCCGCCCATGCAGCGGTCGCCCAAGCGATAAAAGCAGTTACGAGTGAAACGCCAATAATAATACTCACGCCAACCAGGATGGCTTTCAATCCATCCATTGCTATTTCGTTTTGTTTAAAGAAATTGATAACATTTTGACCTATTGTGACGAGATGAACAAAACCAGGTATAAGTTGCGTCGTCAAGAGCGTAGCAAAATTTGTAAGAAGTGGTACACCATTCGCCATAAACCAGTTTCCGAATTGCGTCAGAAGCGGTATGATAGCGGTTCCTATTTTGATTTTGACGTCTTCGAAGGTGTTCTTGAGCCGTTGCATCATGCCGCCGAAGGTCGACGCTGCAGCGGTCGCGCTTCCACCGAATTCCGTTGACAGTTCATGCAGAATCACCTTTTGCGCGCCAATAAGATTGTTATGCGCCATCATGGTTTTGATTTGCTCTTTTTCGCCAGCCGAAAACGTGACGCCAATTCTTTGTAAAGCGGTCATACCAGTGAGTGGATCGCCCAAAGCCTTCCCGACCTGGATTGCGCTAGATTTCAAGTCTTGACCCATTGCTTGCGACACGTCCAGGATGGCGCGCGTTGCTTGCGGAAAAACTTGCTTGCCAATGCCGGTAAAAGTCAACAACAAGTTTTCTCCACCTTGAACCGTGTCATGGCTGAAGTCAGTTGTTTGTGATAACGCGTCCGCGAGGTCGTTCAATGAGACAGCGGTTTCGCCTGAAATGTCATGCGTTGATTTCAAGACCTGGTTAGTTTGCGCTGCAACGAACTGGTGTTTTTCCGTGACGCCAATCACATCGCCTATTTGGTCCTTGAGCAATCCCAAAGCGCCGCCAACGGTCGCTATGCCAGCATCAACACTCGCAAAAGCAAGCGCGCGCTCCAGCATATGCTTGAAACCACCGCTGGCTTCTTCGGCTTTTGCGCCGGTTTTTGCAATGCTCGCGGACGCCTTTTCGCCAGACGCCGTTACCGCATCCTGGACCTGGTGCGTTTTGCCGATGGCTTTATCCACGCCAGCGGCCAGCTTGCTTATGTCTGCGTCGTATTCGACTATCATTTCCGCGAGTGACATTTACATCGTTCCTAGCGTGGTATATTCGCCATCGTCGCTGGTTTCCTGTTCAGCGTTCTTTTGCGCGTCTTTGGCTTCTTGCGCGCGCAGCTCGTATAGCGCGCGTAATTCCGTTAATTCGCTGGAGCTGAGTTGTTTAAGGATGGTACGTGCTGGAGCGTGCCATCGATCACTAAGTTCGACGACGAAGCGCCGTTCGCCATCGGCTTCAAGTCGTCTTTTTTTTCCTCAACCGCGTCAGGCGTCAAGCCAGACAACTTGGCGCTGGCGGTCGCTGCAATCTCCAACGCAGCGCCACTTTTTGTATTGATGGCATTGACCAGGATCTGATTCGGAAAAATCAGACCACCGCCAGTATAGGTTTGCGTGTCTTCGTTCCAGATAGCTTTGCGCAGCGTTTTCTGGACCAGCAATGGATACAATTTCGCGACGTTGGTTTTACCTTTCGGCTTGCCGTTTGGTCCTTCCACAATGTCCACACATTGGTTCAGCAGGTCCGCGCGCTCGTCGCCTGGCAACTCGCGCACAACCGCGCGCATGTTCCAATTTGGGATGATAACCACTTCTTCGCGCAGGTCTGGCAAACCAAGAATGTATTGCTGGATCTGTTCTTCGCTCATGGCGTCTGTATTGAGCAAATTATCAGTGTTTGGATTGGTCATAAAAAGATTGTCCTTTCGCGGCCATTTTATGCTTCAAAACGGCCATTTTATCTGGCAATTTGGCGCTATTTTATAGCTTAGTTATACGCAAACTGGCCGCTGACCGTGAACGATACGTCTTCTTCGTTCGACGCGGCCAGGATGTTTTTCACACTATCGCCTTTCATGTATCCATAACCTTCATAGCGTTTCGAATTTGGCAATACACAAGAAACGCCAACAAACGACGCCGCTTGAATGAGCGCCAGAATGGAGTTGTCAAAATGCCATTGCTTGAACGTAAAATTCGAATCAAACTGACCAACTGGCGTATAGGTTTTGTTGCGAACTGCGACGTTGCCAGTAAACGCGGTCGTATCCTGGTATGGTCGCTGCGTGTTCACTGTATAATCGGTCGCTTGCGCCAGCGTCGCATAGGGAAAGTAGTTTCCGGTCTGGACGCGAACTTGTGTCGCCGCGCCATTCGCGACCGCAAAAGTCACATGCGCGCCAACGAATGTCAGCGTGTACGATGGCGCTGCAATCCAGGTAACGCCGCCATCGGTCGAAATCTGAACCACGACCGCGACGTTTGGATCTAGAAAGCGCTGGATCGCCGCATAAGGCATTTGATAGTTAATGTGGTCGCCAGCGTCAGTTAAGACGACTGGCGACGCAATCGCGACGCTTGGCTGGCTCGTCAGCAACAAAGAAGCTGCGTATCCAGCGGTTGGAGCTGAAGGCATGTTTCACCTTTATTCTATGTATAAGAATAGGAACCAGTCACCTGGAGCGAGAAGTCAGATTCAGCAACGTTATTGACTGGATCGTGAACTTTTAGCGTTTTGACGTATGCGGTTCCATCATAATGGTTGGTTCCGTTTGGCGAAAAGCTGAAGTACAACAACGTTCCAGCCAGATATGCGCTCCACAACACGCCTTGAACCGCGTCGTTTGTCTGGTCCCAGTTCGCTTTGAAGTTCAGCATGGCGTCAATCAATCCTGGAATGTACGCTTTATAGCGCGCTCCCATAATGCTGACGTCGTACATATCGCTATTGAATGGTATATCGCCATCCTTGTACTGTGTTACAGCGGTCGTTGGCGTTGGCGTGGTCGCAATCTTCAGAAATCCAGGAAAGCCAGCGGTTGGAGCTGAAGGCATTGGTTTATCCCCCTTGTGTTAGAATTCGATATCTATACGCTGCATGGCGCGTAATGCCATCAGCTTCAGGCGTTGGAATCGGTAATGAGTCGTTAAACCAGGTTCCAACAAAGTTGAATGGCGCAGCCAGCGTCAATGATTTTTTATTT